CCAACAATGACATATCACCTTGATTTATGGTTTGGCCTAGACAGACAACAGGATCTAAGCAAGGATAACTTTTATAAAACAATTGGACATTTCTTTACAGTAGATAAGTTAATGGCAGATTGGTTTAATGAAAACACAGAGGTAAAAGGACATTTCATCCCTGCTGGGGTATATGATAAAGAATGTTATATTCATGAAGACTACAATAAAGAATCTTTTGAGCACGATATTATTTTTGTTGGAAGCAAAAGATATCATCACGAATATCCATACAGACCACAGTTAATAGAATATTTAAAGAAAACATATGGCAAAAGATTTCTTCACGTTGGTGGAGATGGAGACACTGGAACTGTTCGTGGTCAAGCATTAAACAAGATGTATGCAAAAACTAAGATAGCCATTGGAGATAGTTTAAATATTAATTTTAACTATCCATACTATACAAGTGATAGACTTTTTGAAAGTACTGGTCGTGGTGGCTTTACTATCTACCCTAGCATCAAGGGTCTTCAAGACTACTTTGAAGATGGAAAAGAGATTGTGTTTTATGAACATGGAAACCTTGAAGATCTATCAAACAAGATAGATAAGTATTTAGAGGATAATGATGAGCGTGAAAAGATACGTATGGCTGGACATGAAAGAACAAAGACGGAGCACACATATATTAATAGATGGTCAGCAATTCTAAAAGAACTTGGAATCAAATGAACTGTTTAGTCACAGGTGGTGCTGGATTTATTGGTTCAAACCTTGTTGATAAACTAATAGAACTTGGTCATAAAGTTATTTGTGTAGACAATGAGTCAGCAGAATGTCATGAACAGTTTTATTGGAATCCCAAAGCAAACAACTATAAGTATGATATTTGTGATTACGAAAAGATTGCACATTTATTTAATGGCATTGACTATGTTTTTCATGTTGCATCAGATGCAAGAATACAGCCTGCAATATTAAATCCAAGAAAGTCTATTGAATCAAACGCTGTGGGTACTGCAAACGTTATTGAACTTGCAAGGATTAACAAAGTAAAAAGGTTTATTTATTCAAGCACATCGTCTGCATATGGCAAGAAAGCAATTCTTCCAAACGTAGAAACACAGCCATCTGATCCGCTAACACCCTACTCTACTGCTAAAGTTTTTGGTGAAAACCTTGCAAGAGTTTACTATAATCTTTATGGACTAGAGACTGTATCCCTTAGATACTTTAATGTATATGGAGATAGACAGCCACTAAAAGGTCAATATGCACCAGTTATAGGCTTATTTTTAAAGCAAAACGAAGAAGGTAAGCCACTAACAGTAGTTGGTGATGGATCTCAGCGCAGAGATTTTACACATATATCAGATGTAGTTCAAGCAAACATCCTTGCATCTGAGATAAAAGATGGCTTTGGTGAAGTATATAACATTGGATATGGCAATAACTATTCTATACTAGATATTGCTAATATGATTTCAAATGATATTAAGTTTATACCGTCAAGAGTTGGAGAAGTTCAAGAAACTCTTGCGTCTAATGAAAAGTTTAAAGAATTAACTGGATGGATACCAAAAGTCCCACTAACAGAATGGTTAACAAAATGACAGAAATGAAAAGAGTTATAGTTAATGGTGAGTTTGAAATAACTTTGCCAGAGCATCGTGCTGCTCGCCCTGAATGGTACGAACCTAAAGGTTGGGAAAAACCAAGACTAAGACACATGTCTGAAAATATTTCTTCTGGAGATGTTATGTATTATGTTGGTGCAGAAGAAGGAGAGTTTGCGGCATTGTGTCAGATGTGGGGTGCAGAAGTTGTTTTATTTGAACCAAACCCTAAAGTCTGGTCACACTTTCCATTGCTTTGGAGTGCAAACAATTTAGATCTTCCAATGGTTTGTATTCCTGGATTTGCATCTGATAAGATAAACAATCTTTCAAGAATATATTATAATGAATGGCCACCAGAAGTTAACAACGTAATTGAAGCAGCCCACGGATTTAAAGAACTATACCTTGAAGGAGAATCCTATGGTCAGATTACTATAGATTCTTGTGTATATGATCACGGAATTAAGCCACCTACCGCCATTTCATTAGACGTAGAGGGCAGTGAATGGAGAGTGCTTGGAGGGGCTGAGAAGGTTCTTAGAGAGCATAAGCCAAAGATTTGGCTATCTGGGCATCCAGAATTTATGCTTCAGCAATGGGATGAATCTTTATATAATCTTAGACAATGGATTAAGGGATTAGGATATAAAGAAACAATACTTGACTATCAACATGAGGTGCATCTTTATTATGAATCATGCTAAAACTTTTTGGGATAATGCTGCATCAGATCCCGAAGTAAGATATAAATATATTGCAGATGAGTGGGCATCCACTGAAAACTTTTTAGATCTTATAGAAAATAATAACAATAATTGGAATAATGTTCTAGAGATTGGGTGTGGAATAGGAAGATTACTTGATCCTCTTTCAGAAAAATATAAAGAATGTAATTTCTATGCAATAGATATCTCTGATGAGATGATAAAACTTGCACCTAAAAAAGATAATATAAAGTATCAAGAGGTTGCAAATAATCTTGACCTAGTATATTCGATGTTGGTTTTTCAGCATATTGAACATCAAGAAAAGATTAACTATATAAAACTTGCCTATGATAACTTAAAAAACGGTGGCAAAATATATTTTCAATTTGTTATTGGAGAAGAAAATTCACCATACTCTTATCAAACATCTAAGTCAGAAATTCAAAAGGTTTTGACTGACATAGGATTTAATAATTTAGTTTTTGAAAACCATATGCATCCACAATGGATGTTTGTAAGGGCTATGAAATGATTAAGGCCTATCTATATTCTATTGATCCACTTGATTCTGCTGATGGTAAATGGGATTACGGTCTATTAAAACAAACCTTTGATAGAAATCATATTGAGCAGTTAACTGTGAAGCAGATACCAAATGAAGAACGTGCCTTTGTTGTTATTCCTGGTCAGGGAAATGCTGGCAAAGAAGATAAAATATCTGAACAATTGAAAAATTTAGGCAGGGTAGTTTTATTTATTACTGGTGATGAAGGTGCTTATTTTAATGTAGACAAGATATCTCATCCTAATATTGAGATATGGGTTCAATACCCTCACCAAAAACATGAAAAATATAACAAGGTTTTTATCGGTGCTCCTCAACATATTAAAGACAATTTGCCTAACTATCCTATCAAAGAATATGATGTTTATTTTGGTGGTCAAATAACTCACCAGCGTAGAAAAGAACTTGGAGAAGCCATGCTAGGCCTTCCAAACAGCCTCTACAAGCCCACTCCAGGCTTTGCACAAGGAGATACACCTAAAAACTACTATGCCACTATGTCAAAGGCTAAGATAGCCCCATGTCCTGCAGGAGCGCAGGTTGTTGATACCTTTAGGTTCTTTGAATCAATAGAAATGTTATGCCTTCCAGTAGGAGATCTGGTAGACTCAAAGGGTATCGAAAAAGATTTCTTTGCATACGTTGGAGCAGAAGATATCCCCATAACAAAAACAAATAATTGGCATAGCCTAAAAAGTATTGTTCCTAATTTACTTAATGATTATCCCAATAATATGCACAAGGTTGTATCGTGGTGGATTAAATATAAAAGAGATTTTTCTATAAAGATTATGGAGCAGGTAAATGAATAAGAACGATGTAACAATTGTTATGGTAACTTCTATTTTACCAAGCCATCCAGACACAAGAGTTCTTGATGAAACTATTAGAGAAGTTAGAATGCATTTTCCAGAAAATGAAATCATCCTGCAAATTGATGGTCTACGTGAAGAAAGATTAAACAGAAAAGCAGATTACGATGAGTTTAAAAGTCGTGTTCTTTGGAAGTGTTTGCACGAATGGAAAAATGTTTTGCCAATTATTTTTGATGAGCACAGCCACCAGACAACAATGATGAAAAAAACAATAGACTTAATTAAAACATCTGTGATGCTTTATGTTGAAGGAGACGCTCCTATTACTGGTGACAGACATATTCACTGGGATGAGTGCTTAGATATGTTGGAGTTTGGCAAAGCAAATACAATTAGGTTTCACTTTGAAGCATCAATTCCTCCAGACCATAGCCACCTAATGCTTAAGAAAAGGGGCAACTTTTTAAAAACAATTCAATGGAGCCAAAGACCACACCTATCTCGTGTTGATTATTATCGTGAGGAAGTCTTACGAGTTTCAGATGAAAAAACTTTTATTGAAGATAAATTTCATGGAGTTGTTCAAGATGATGGATGGATGAAACATAAACTTTGGATATATCATCCAGAGGGTGACATTAAACGTTCCTACCATTTAGATGGACGTGAAGGTGGTAGAAAATTTACATCTGATGACCAAGCATGGGGATTAACTGAATGAGATTAGGCATTATTGCAAGATCAGATAATAGTGGGCTTGGCAACCAGACAAGAGAACTTGTAAACATGCTTAATCCAACAAAGATTATGCTTATTAATTCAATATCTTTTAATAAAAATAAGCAACATCCAGAATGGTATAACGGATATGATATACAGCCAGTTAGAGGATTTCCTAGAAATGGAGACATAACATCTTTTCTTCGTGGATTAGATGTTGTATTAACCTGTGAAACATTTTATAGTAATCAGTTTATAGACCTTGCCAGACGTGTTGGAGTTAAGACTGTATTGCAATATAACTATGAGTACTTAGATCATTTAAATAGATCTGATTTTGCTTTACCAGATGTATTTCTTGGGCCTAGTCTATGGAATTTTGATCATATGACTGAGTTATTTGGTAGTAAAACTAATGTTACCTATCTACCGCCGCCAACAGATCACACATTGTTTAATAAAGTAAGAGAGAATAATCTTTCTAAAAATCATAATAGAATACTTCATATTGGAGGAAAGGCTGCTTCTGAAGATAGAAATGGTACAAAGTCTGTAGTAGATATGCTTAAGTATGCAGAAGAAAATTTTCAGGTTGTAATTAGAACACAGACACCACTAGATATAAAATGCGATGATCCAAGATTGGTAATAGATCATAGAGATTCGGAAAGCCGTGAAGATATGTATGATGGCTTTGATGCAATGATATTGCCAAGAAGATATGCTGGACTATGCTTGCCTATGAACGAAGCGCTTATGTCTGGGCTTCCAGTATTTATGACAGACATATCTCCAAACAACACAATTCTTCCTCAAGAATGGCTAGCAAAGTCTAACAAAATTGGCATACTTAAAACTAGAGCAGTCCTTGATGTACATAATGCAGACCCTAAAAATCTTGCAAGAATTGTGGATGATTATATGAAACAAAAGTCTAAGATTGAAGAAAAAAAGCAGGCTTTTGAAATTGCCATGAATAACTTTGCTGCAGAAAACTTAAAACAAAAGTATCTAGATATTTTAGAGAAATAAAAAAGCGGGTCCGAAGACCCGCCCTTCTATGTAAGATAAACTTACTTCTTGTCAGCAGGCTTCTTCTTAGCAGCCTTCTTAACAACCTTAGCACTCTTTAGTGCTGCCTCAATGTCTGACTCGGCAGGCATACGTCCGAATGCCGTGTCTGATGGATTGACTGCTCTTAAGACTACGGGCACTAGTGCACCGAGTAGTGAGTAAGCCAATGTCTCTGGATCTGTCACACCAGATGCGTACATTGCAGTTGCTGCACCAAGAACTGATCGTCCGTATGATGCTAGCATTTGCTTCATTTTTTCATTCATTATTTCCTCCTAGGATATAACTTTCGTTAGTATGTAGT